CGTTTATTATCTGAACAAAAATTACAACAACAACCAAAAAATAATTCAATATCACAACAACAGCAAAAGCCACAACAACCACAACCACCAAAAGTACAACAACCACAACCAAAAAAAAAATCACAACATAAATTTGTAAGCGCAACAATGCAACCTAATGGAACAGTTAAGGCAGTTACAGAAGCACAAAGAGTAGGTAATAATAGATTTACTAAAATAACAACAGTAAGATTTAATCCAAATAGTAAAATTCCAAGTAATGTTAGAAGACTCTTAGGAGACTCTTAGAAGATAAAACAGATAAAACTAAAACTAATTCTTAATTAGAAAAATAATTCAACCAAAAACATATAAGAAAAATCGTAGAAAGCAAATCATATGTAAATTACTTAAGTTAATATAATCTTTTAATATATAAATTAAATCATATTTATTTTTATTTTTTAAATCATTAATATATATTGTATTTTGATATATATTACATGTATTGCTGTATTCAATTAAAGACACTAAAAATTCTTTTAATTCAAGTTCCTTAATAAAATATAAGGATAATATAATCCAAAATAAGTTATTATTTTTATCAAATATCATATAATTTTGAAATATTGATTTATATGGTTCATCAATTTCATTTAAATTAAAGAATTTATCAATAATATATTTAATATTATTGTCAATATTTATATCATATCTATATAATATATTGAATAATATATTATGAGATATTTCCTTGTTTAATTTAAAGGAATTATTTTCAGTATTACCTATATTATTATTAAATATATTATCTAAACTTTGTGTCATATTTACTTTTAAATATTGATTATTGATTATTGATTATTGACTATTTTCTATTTATTTTAAAGTATTTACAATATAATATATTTATATATAAATTATCCTTATATAAATAATGATTAAAATAATAATTTAAAAAAAAATGAAATCAAAAAATATAAAAATAAATACAATATAAATAAAAACAATAACTTAAACCTATGTTAGACTATTATTTATCTAAAGATAATGATTATATAAATGATGTAATAGTTGGAATTGATGAATGTGCGTGTGGAGTGATGGCTGGAGATATGTTTATTTGTGCAGTTATATGGCATCCTAATAATATAACAGAAAAGGTTAAAGGAATGGATAATCCATTAATTGAAAAAATAAAAGATTCTAAGAAAATGTCAAAAAGTTTAAAGAAGCGAGAAGAACTTAAAAAATTTATAGAAGAAAATTGTGATATTTTTAAAATTTATCGTGTATCTCGTGAAATAGTTGATGAAAAAAATATTTTACAAGCCCGTTTATATGGATATAAGAAAATTTTAGATGATATATATAAAGATTATAAATTTGATAGAATATTAATTGATGGAACATATTGTAATAATTATCACTTAGAGAATGGATATCAAATACCTCATACTTGTATTGAAAAGGGAGATGATAAATATTTACAAATTGCAGCAGCATCTATGTTGGCTAAAATTTATCATGATATATATATTCGTGAATTAGTAGAAGAATATCCTAAATTACAAGATTATGACTTACAAAATAATGTAGGATATGGTACAAAGAAACATTTGGATGCTTTAAAAGAAAAAGGATATACACAATTTCATAGAAAGAGTTATGGTATAATTAAACAATTAGTAAATGACAAAAAATATAATCATATATTACCAAAACATTTAGATAATGAAGAAGAATAAACTCAGTGAAGCTAGAAAAATAAGAATAATTTATTATATTTTTTTGTGATTTACTATTTTTTTTTATTATTTAATTATAATAATAGTAATAATAAATAATATAAAAATATAATATATTATATAATCATTCATATTACATAATAAATAAGTAATAATTAATAATGGAATTTGTTGCATTAGGTGCTATTGCTGCTGCTGCAGCTAAATATTTATCGGGAACCCAATATGAAGACCCAATAGTAGTGGAAAAAAAAAATATAAAAGCTATGGAAATTTATAAAAATATTCCTAATGCAAAAAAAACAAAAAATATAGAATTATATAATTTACATAGAGATAATGAATATGATCCAAAACAAGAAATAAATGGAACAAATGGAATAAATGGAACAAATGGAACAACCTCTATAATAAATAATGTACCAAAAAACAATACTATAAATATGAGAAAAATTTTTAATGCGAACAATATTGGAAAGACAAATGCAAATATAGAAACTATAAAACAACAATCATTTATATATTTATATATTCCAGAAAATCTCAATATTAGTCCAATTTTAGCAAATAAATTAGTAAATCATTTAAATTTAGGTGATACAGTTATGTTATTATTTGATAATTTAACAATAGATATATTAAAACAAATAATTACAAATCTAATATATAATAATACTGATAGGATAAAGATGAATTATATTCAATCAAATGATACTTTAATATTTGTATCTAAAAATGAATTATCATCTAATTATAAAAATAATTATAATTATATTTATTTTATGGATACTAAAAAATTTAAAACATATAAAATAGACAATATTACAAATAAATATTTATATTATGAATTTATATATTTTGATTATGAAATGCTATATAACATGTATGACAAAATATATAACAGTAAGGATTTCTCATTACCTTTATATAAACAAGGACATATTAAATTATATTTCATTAATACTAATTGCGACGATAATATAAATTATGAATTATATAGAGTAATGTATAATAAAGATATTAAATTATTTGAAATACACGCATATAAAAATGATGAATTAAATAAAATTAATTATTATTTTAAGAATAATATTTTTGAATTATATAATCATGTTAATTATTTATATTATAATTTAAATCTACCATCAGCACCAGCACCAACACCAGTACTACCACTAGCATCAGCATCAGCATCAAAACCATTAACAGATAATAATGGTATTAATATATTATTAAATCAAATAAAAAATAAATTAGGATTAGATATAATATTTATACCAAATTTACAAATTACACATAATGAAAATGATGAAAAATTAACAGAAAGCTTATATAAATATCATATTATAAATCTTAAAGATAATAACCACGAAAATATTTTATTATTATCAAAAGAACTCTTTGAATATCCAGTAAATGATACTCTTCAAAAAATTAATAATATAACAGAGTCACAACATATATTTAATAATAAATTACATATATATTTTGATAATGATTCATCATCACCGTCATCATATAATTTAATAACAATTTTATATAAAAATATAAAAACAAATAAATTTGATTGTCTAAATTATATTTACTTCACAACAAACCCAATAAATTATGATGTTATAAATGAAATACGAGGAAAAATACAAACACAAATAAATGATTTTACAAAATCAGTTATTGATATAATATATAAAAATAATGATGAAATTTATGAGATGTTTAATTTTATTTATACAATTACTAGTGATAATCAACTTAATTCTCCCATTATTATTGAACATATAGGATTATTTTTATTTAATTATGATGTGAATAATGATGTAGAACATACTGAAGTATTAGAAAGATATGTATTCTGGCCAAAAGAACTAAAAACCAACGATTATGTATATATTTTATCTACATATAAACCAACTGATTTTATATTATCAACAGATAGTTTTAAAAAATATACAGAAAAAAAGGATAATTGTAATTATATGAAATTGAAAAAAAAAAATCCTAAGGAAAATATAAACTATTCAGATATATTGGAGAATGATTATATAAAAAGTAGTAATCAAATAGGTGTATTTGAATATATAAAATCCAAATCTATCCAATTTGATGGAAATTTAACAAAAAATGTAGAAGGTATATATATAAAATTTAGTGATTTTACTACAAGATACTATTAAAAATATTATAAAAAAATTATTTTTAATATTTAATATAAAACCTTTAATTATTAATTTATATAGATATATCAGTTGTGATTTTATTAAATACATCATCAATTGATTGTTTTGCATCAACAATTACAACATTTGTAGTTTTAATAACTTCTTTATCATTAATAACAGTTTTATAATTTGCATATACTTTATTTTGAAAGGTTGTATTTTCATAAATTTCATTACCTTTTTCTCCACGTTTTAAAGAAATAGATGGGTCTAAATCTAGATAAAATAGAGTATCAGGAATTGGTAGGAAACTATCAATGGTTTTACAAAAATCATAATCACAACCAGTTGCGTATGAATATGCGATCCCTGAATAAATATATCTATCACAAAGTATATATTCATATGGTTTATCACTCATAATTTTTTTAATAAATTCTTTTTTTTCATATCTATTTGAAGCAAATAACATATGTAATGTGTCAGTGTCAATTTTACTTCCTACTTCTTTATTTTTAGATAAATATTCGTTAATAATTTTTCCTGTAATAGTAGTTCTATCAGGAAAAACAAGATTATGAACATGTTTTCCTTTTGATAAAAGATAATTGGTTATTAATGAAATTTGTGTTGATTTACCAGCACCATCGCAACCTTCAATAACGATAAAAGGCATATTAAAGATAAAATAATAAAATATAATAGTCCTTTACAGTATATACATATATATATATATATATATATATATTCTTCTTTATATCATTTTTTTTTGTTGATGAATAAATAGAATTTAATATATAATTTCGTGCTTCTAATGATAAACTATTTACCGTATACTTATATAACATATTTTTTATATGTATTTGTAAATTTATTAGAATCATATAATTGAATAGGTGCTTTATATACATTTGTATGTTCATTATGATATTTTTCCCATTGTATAATATGTTTATTTGGAATTTCAAATAGTTGAGGTAACCATTTTTTAACATAATCACAATTTTTATCAAATCTAGCATTTTGTGCTTCTGGTTTTAATTGACGGAAATAGTCAAATCCAAATGAACCAGAACTTGCAACAAATTGCCAATTTAAATTATTTATAATTGGATCATAATCAATTAAATGTTGTGCGAAGAATTTTTCTCCAAGTCTCCAATCAACAAGAAATTGCTTAACTAAAACTGATGCTACTAACATTCTCATTCTATTATGCATATAACCTGTTTCTAAAAGTTCTGTAATTGACGCATCAACAATAGGTATGCCAGTTTGTGCTGTACTCCAATATTTAAATAATTCATTTTGATTATCAGACCATTTAATTTTATCATAATCTAAATTAAATGATTTATTTTCAATATTATGATTTAATACATAATCATATGAATTACCAATATTATAATAAAAATCTCTCCAAATTAATTGACGAATTAATGGATGTTGAATTCCATATTTTTCTTTAATTATAAAGAATAATTCATTAACACTAATTAGTCCGAATTTTAGAAAACAACTTAATCGTGTAGTGGAATATTCCATATAATCTCTTGTTTTTTCATAATCTTTAAAGTTACCATTTTTTAATTTTATAATAATATCATTTAGTGTTGTATAAGGGGCTTGGATAAAAATATTTTTTCTATATAATAAAATTTCCTCCTGAGATAGTTTAGCTATCTTATAAAAATCATCAATAGATTTTAATTCGTCAGAATACAATAAAAATATATTTTTAATTTCATCACTCAATTTATTTATGTGCTCATTATATTGTTTCTTGACAAATTTCAAATCTTCTTTTTTAATTAAATTTACTCCATTTTTGATAAAATTATTATAAAATGGAGTAAATTTTTTATAAGTTTCTTCTGATTGTGTTAGAATAGTTCCAGGTGGTAAAAGACAAACATTATGAAAACTATTGAATGTAATTCCTGCTTTAATACATGATTTTATAAGGTAAGATTCACGTTTTTTCGCATAACTTGTATAATCTTTTGATATGTAAAATGAAATTTCTACTTTATCTTCTGTAGTTTCATATAATTCTTTAATATCATCAATAAAATTACTATTAAATAAGTTTCTATATGTATCATATAAAAACAATAAATCTAAATCTAATTTAGATTTTAATTCATCTCGTAAATGAAGTAATGAATTTATCATAAACACTAATGCTTTATTGGATTTATATTTATTTTTTTCAGTAATTTGGTTTGGTGTAAAATTAAATATAGGAATGATAATATCACATTTATTATATGCCTTAATAAAATCTGAATTAATGCTTAAGTCCCGCGTAAAGAAATATATGCCAATATTAATCATATTTATTTATAAAATTAAGAAAATGTGATATAATATATCAATTCTATTAAACATTTATTTAGAAAAAAAATTTCATTTTTTTTAGGCATTTATATATATATTAAATTTTTTATGAAAAAAATGCTTATATATATAATATATACATATACCAATAAATTCTCTTTGAATTTCAGTTCCCTTTTAAGCATTATGTATAAATTACAGTATGTTGAAGGCGGAGTTGAAAAGATATTTGAAATGTGTGAAGAGAATTTAAAGAAATCTGAAGTATTTAATTCAATGTTAGAGAATATGAATGACGATAGTCCGATTCCATTGATGGAAAATTATATTGATGAAAAACTACTAACATATTTAAATGATTATTTAACATATCATGTTAAAAATCCGAAATCAGTATCTAACATATCACAACCTTTAAAACATGAATCATCATTAAAAATGAATGGTGTATGTGAGTTTGATGAGAATTTTGTTAGGAATATGGAGAAGCCATATATTTTCAAATTAACTCAATTAAGTAATTATTTAGATATTCCTGAACTTTTAGAATTAATGTGTTGTACAATTGCATTTCATTTAAAAAATTGTAGTTCTATTGAAGAAATGCAAACATATATGAATATGTAATTTTACTTATTAAATATTATTTTTTATATAAATATAAGATATATATATATATAAATATAAGATATATATATATATATAAGATATATATAAGATATATATAAGATATATATAAGATATATATAACTTATATAATTTCAACATAAAGCCTATATAATTTAAATGTCTTATTTAACTTTAAATAATCAAATAAATAATTTATTAAATAATGAATATATAAATAAAGTAGATATTGAACCATCTATATTATATTCTAATGTATGTAATGAATATAATTCAACATTTCAAAATAATCCATTATTAGATAATGAAATAATTAAAAAGAAAATAGGTTTATATTTATTATGTGATAAAGATAAATTTATAGCAACAATAGAACAATTGCGTTTGATATGTAAAAATGATATATCAATAAATGATAATAAAATTTATTATAATAATATATTATATAGAAAAATTAATAATAATTATGACATACCAAGACCATATTTTATAAAGATAAATGATAGAAATGATTTTATAAATGTTCAATATTAAAAAAATGTAATTAATATCCCATTTCTATATAAAGCTATATAAATACTATTTATATATAAATGAATATCAATATAATAGATATATAAATGAGAAATTTACTATTGGACCGTATATTAAAAAGGTATTGTGAAAAACAAAATTTTTTAGACCCATATGCTTCTAAAAAAGCAGACTCACATTTAAAGAGAAATATTAAAGGAATAATTAAAGATTTATCATTAACTGGTAATTATTCTGTTACGGAAACATATATATATGAAAGAGTAGAAAAAATTCGTAAATATATATTACAAAAAGAGGAATTAGCAAAAATACCGCACGTAAAGCAAAAAAGTCCAGAATGGTTTGCACGTCGTGCTGGTCGTATATCTGCGAGTGATTTTGGTGCAGCATTAGGATTAGGAATGTCAAGTAATTCACAGAAAGAATTCTTTAAAAAGAAGTGTGGATATGAAGAGATTGAGTTTAATGATTTTGCTTTATCAATTATGGCAAGAGGAAATAAATATGAGGATGTAGCTGCAATGTTATATGAATATCGTTCAGGTATAAAGATAACTGAATTTGGTTTATTACCACATCCGACAGATGATAGATTTGGTGCTTCTCCTGATGGAATTACAGAATATGGTCAATGTATTGAAATCAAATGTCCTGCAAAAAAAAAGATAGATGGTAAAGCACCACAATATTATTATTTTCAGATGCAAGGTCAAATGGCGGTATGTGGTTTAGATGAAACTGATTTTATTCAATGTAATTTTTATGATTATAGAGATTATGATGAATATGATAATGACTGGGACGATACAAATATTTTATCTAAAGATTATAAAGAGAAAGGTTTAATAATTGAATATGACGCTTCATCTGAATATAATCAAGATGAAATAGTTCAATATTGGATATATAGCCCAATAGGTATAACAAAACAAGAATTAAATGAGTTTCGTGATGATACTATAATTGATTTAATAGAACAAAAAAATTTGGATATGAATAATATTCGTGTAGGTTATTGGAGATTAGACCAAATGTTAATACAGCGTCTTTATAGAGATGATACTTTTATTAACTCTATGTTTAGTGATTTAGACAGTATTTATAATAAGATTCAATATTATAAACAAAATCCTGAATCATATTATAAAGATATAGGTCGTCCTTCAAATAAAAATAATATAAGTGAAATTCGATGTTTAAAAAAGATGAAAATTAATGATAATATATCTAGCGTAACATCCCCGTCAATAACACCACAAGAACCACCAAAAATTGAATTAACAGAGGAAGAAAAAAAATTAGATTTATATGGAACAATTAATATAGGGATAAATTATGAAAGTGATATGGAAGGTTATGCAGATAATTACAAAACTGATTCAAAAATTAAAACTATAAAATTACCATCTCAAGAAAAGATATTAAGAGAAAAACAAGAGAAGAAAGAAGCAAAAGAAAGATTTTTAGAAGAAAAGCAAAAAGAAAAAGAACAATTAAATAATTATATATTTCAAGATATAATGTAAATATAAATTAAAAATATTTATATATTTCTTTTTATATATTTTTTTTTATATTTGCCATAATTTAATTAAATGATGTTTATTATGATTTATCATATATAAAATTAAATCATAAGTTGAAAGACTTATATATTCTTTAAATTTAGTAGTATTATATATTATTAAATTATTATGAGTAAAATATTCTATAAAATTTTTGAAAGAAATTTTATGTACTTTATATATACTACTTAATTCAATATAATTATTAGTTATATTTGAAATATAATACAAAGATGAATTATCTAGACTTATATCAGAATTATTATAGTCATCAGAATCATCAGAATCATCATAATTATTGCAAGGATTATTAATTATACTTTCATTTTTATCAATATAAATACCATATTTAATAATTATACTATTATTTATATTTAATTGTATGTTAAATTTCTCTAATAAAATTTCTTGTAATTGAATAAATCCAAAATGAATACATTTAATTAAATCAGAAAAGTTATTTTTTTCATTAAAATATTCAGATGATATATAAGAATTTTCAATATTATATATATTATGATAAATATAATGTAAATCAGTAATATATTTAAGAAAATTATTATAGTCTATCCAAGATTTTAAAAGTTTATAAATTGTATAATGATATAGTTCTAATTTATGAAATCTATATGTTATTTTATCATTTATACTTAATAATATAATTTCGGTTTCAGTAATTTCAATTACTTGATAAGAACATAAGAAGTTATTTCTTTCTAATATAATGATATCACCTTCGTAAATATTTTCATTTATAAAGATAGTTTCTCTACAATAAGGGCAAGTTAATAAATTATGTTTTAATATAGATTTATAACACGATTCACATAATGAATGTCCGCAATTGAATTTAATATTAATATTATTATTATAACATATTTCACATATTTTACACATTTTTTGTAGTTCTATATCTGTAATATATATTATATTATTTTTGTTAGAATAATTAAATATTTTTTTATTTAATAAATTTATTTTATGCTGTATTGAGTAATTATGATTTAATATTGATAAATTATTATTATTAAGTATATTATCGCCGCATTCACAATTATACATTTAAAAAAAATCACTAGACATATATCTTAAATATATACATATATGAATATATCTCTATATCAATATCCATATCTATATCTATAAAAAGAAACGTTTAAATTATAAATTATAAAATAGTACAATTATTAGTAATATAAGTACTATAATTATTATTTTTAATAACAATATTTTCATAATTATTTTTTATTTCATATATTTTTTCTATATTTTCTATAAATAACATTAAGTTATTATAATGTGTAAGTAATATTTGATTTTCTAGAATGTGTAATCTATATTCTGTTAGTAATGGTCTATTAAGTTTTTGATAATTTGTTGTTTCATGTATATTATTATATATTTTGAGATATATATCAAATAATTCATTTGTAAGTTTTATATGTTGTTGATTTTCATTTTCTAAAGCACTAATTAGTATAGGTAATATAGCATTATAAATTAATTCAAAATATTCATGATTAATATAATATATATTTTGTTTTAAATTATGTGAATAATTCTTAGATTGGAATTTTATAAGATATGTAGTTAATTTATTAATAATATATATAATAAATTTTGGATTATGTGAAGATAATGAATTATCTTGTCCATTATTAACAATATCTTTTATATTATTTGTTGTATATATATATAATATTCCAATATTTAATTTTTTATAATATATAAAAGACATATTAATTATAATTACACCTTTTCTTATATACAATTATATTTTTATATACAATTATATTTTTATATACAATTATATTTATATAATATTTTTATATATATTACAAAATTAGAAAAGTTGTCTCATATTAAATTTATTATCATAAGTACTACCTCCTTTTGGTGTGCGATTTGGTAATTTAAGCGAGATTGGTGGATTTTGGAGCATTATTGTCTGTTTCAATTTCATCAGGAACTTCGCGTAAACAAGTAATACATAAACATTTTATTTGAGTACATCTACTACGACGAATACCTGAAAATATAGATGCAATAACTGCTGTTGCAGATGCTGCAAGAGTACCAATAAAAAATCCTAAATCGTTTAATGTAAAATTACATAAATCTTCTTGTAAATCAGGCGTAGTCATATTAAATATTTTATATTTTATATTTTATATTTTTATTAATTTTAACAAAGATAAATATAAATATATTTACCGAAAAGTGGGGAAAAATATATTTATATATATTTTTACTATATATTTTTTATTATATATATAAATAAAATAAAAAAAATTAATTTAATTTAATTTAATTATTTTTACTAAAAATTTTATAAATCTATAAAATTATGAGTATTGAAAAAATTTACAAATGGAATTTATCTACAATAAATTGTAATCATATGTTATATGATAAAAAATACATAAAATATTTATGAAATTAGTGAATGAATTATTAGAGTTATGTAACTTATTATATACTAAATTAAAAAAAATTGATAAAAACATTAAGAATTATTTAAATGAACCTTCTTTCAAATATGCATATCATAATATCGGATCCTCTTTCGGATTCGGTAGGAGTAGTAGATTCGGTAGGAATAATAAGATATATTATAATTATGCAGAATATTTTAGACATAATTATGAAAATATATTATTAAATAAATATAATAATCTATTAAAGGAAAATTTATTAAATCCAAATAATTTAATAAATTCAAATAATTCAATAAATTCAAATAATTCAATAAATTCAAATAATTTAATAAATTCAAATAATTCAATAAATTCAATTAATTCAATAAATTCAAATAATTCAATAAATTCAAATAATTCAAAAAAAAACTTACCAATTTCAAATATTATAAATAATATAAATAATGAATTAGAAAATTTGTTTAAAATAATAAAATGCTATTTACCAAATATCGGCAAGACACCATTTGAATTATCTATATTTGCTAATTTTTAAAATCCAGTTTTTAAAATAACAAATTTTTTTTCTGTATTTACATTAGATGCTTTACTGTATTCACCTACTTTTCTATCAAAGAAATTTGATTTTGTTTCAATAGAAATTGCTTCCATAAAGTCAAATGGGTTTTGTACATTATATAATTTAGGATAATTCATAAGTATAAGATGTCTATCTGCAACAAATCTAACATATTGTTTCATTAAATCAGATGACATACCAAGAAGACGCACAGGTAATGCATCTTCAACAAACTTATCTTCAATTTCAATTAATTCATTCATAATTTCGTGAATTTTCTCAACAGATAGTTTATGCTTAATATATTTATTATAAATATGAATTGTGAAAAGTGCGTGTTGTGATTCATCACGAGAAATCAATTCATTTGAAAATGAAAGACCAGGCATTTTACCCATTTGTTTAATATAAAATATACTGCAAAAACTACTTGCAAAACTAATATTTTCAATAAGTGAAAAAGCATAAAGTCGTGTAGCAAATGAAGCATTATCTCTATCCATATATTTATAGCAAAAATCAGCTTTTGATTTAATAGATGGAACATTAGATAAACTATTGAAAATTTTATCTTTTTCTTTTTCATCTTTAATAATTACATCAATAATAGTGGCATATGTTTCTGAATGAATACATTCAATCATTTGCTGATATGATAATGTAAATTTTGCTTCAAGAAAAGACATTTCTTCAATAAAATTACAAGATAAATTTTGAATAATAAGATTATCTGCTGCAGAAAAGAAACCAATAACGAGTTTTAAAAAGTGTTGTTGGTCTTTATTAAGTGACATAAAATCTTTATAATCATTATTCCAATCAATTTCCTCAGTTTGCCAATATAGCGCTTGTTGTGTTTTAAAATGTTGGTAAATATCAGGATATTTTAATGGAAAAATGGAATTTCTATCAGATTCTTCCATAAGAATAGGTTCATCTAAATTTTCAGGAAACTTACCAGATGCCATAATTATATGCCTTAAAATATAATTTATATATTTATTATTATATATTAATATATATATATAATAAATTTTAAATAAAAAAAAATCATTTTTTTTAAGGTTAAAGAAAATATAAGTAATCTTAACCTAATAACAGGACACCTGTGCATCGTCCAGCATATATTTTTAATATCCCAAACTATCAGCGAGATCTTCGTCGCTGATACAATGCCTGCACATCAATTTGATATCACTCAAAGACCAGCGACTGTATTGGGTCAAAGCGCTAAGGGAAAAGAATCGATCGCACTGTTCACACCTCACACTCGTACACTCTTTGCACTGGTGCAGCTTCTCACTTCCAACAGGCACTTTCGAACGTGCCTTGCGACACTTCTTGCAATGGCACATTGGACGTCGTGCTATCCAGCTTTCTTCCCTCTTCTCTTCACGCGGCTTTCGACCCATTTGCAAGGGTCCTTGTGCCAAAATGGCAACGGTAAATAATGATAACATGTAAAAAATCATTTTTTTTTTATATGCCTTAAAAAAATGCCATAATGGTAATAAATTTTAAATAAAAAAAATCATTTTTTTAAAAGTTAAAGAAAATATAAGTAATATTAACTTAATAACATAAAGATTATAAGATGAATCAAAATTTAATAAAATTTAAAAAAATTAGTGGCATACAATTTTAGCTCTCTAAAATTCTGTACATGTGTTCGGATGCGTATCGTGCTCAATTTTGAGCCGCCCTCATCCTCTCCTTCATCCTTTCCTTCAACTTTTTATTCTCTTCCAACCGTATTGCCCTCTCTTTGTTACTCTGTGCTACTGCTAAGTCGCGCGCACGAGTCAACGCACGGTGGAATGGGTGTGAGGATAACCATTCCTCAAGGTTTAGGTGACTACCTGGCCCTGGATACTGCGACAATTTGGGGTTCACCATTTTGATATATTCCAAAAGGGTTTCGTACGCTTCCCCGTTTTCTGTTTTTTCGTCCCCCATTACCTTCTGGTATAGCATATTGAGCAGCTTTTTCTTATGTGCTATAAAACCGCATTTCATAAAAATAGTTTTCTGTAATCGAAGCTCATTTTCTACAGCACGACAGCGTGCTTCCACATCCGAACGTTCTGCTTCTTTTATTGCATCATCCCACTCTTTACGTTGTTGTAACATTTGCACAGTCAGATCGAATACTTCTTTGATCGTCTGTGGCATATGCATATCAGTGTACCCATATGGTGTTCCTAAATTTGATGATCCTGATGCTCCTGATGGTTTTAGTGATTTTGGTGATTTTGGTGATTTTGATGCTCCTGATGATTTTTGTTTTTGTTGTGTTTTGGTGTTTTCTTGTGATTTTGTTTTTGATTTTGCGTTTTGAGATGGTTTTTTTTGAGAACTTCTTGTTCCTTTAAATGGATTCCTAAATAATTTAGGCATTGTAGGCATAGATTTATTATTATATAATTTATTATTATATAATTTATTTATTATTTATTATTATTATATAATTTATTATTATATAATTTATTAATTATTTATTATTTATTATTATTATATAATTTATTATTTATAGCTATATAAAAAATGCCATAATATATATATAACCTTTATACTCTATCATCTTATAATTTATTAAAAATGTTTGAAGAACGTTTTCCTATTGAATTACAATAGCAAATAGCCAGAAAATATGTAGTTGATATTTGTAATAAGATGCGTACTTTTAATATACCATTAAAACAACAATATATTAGTAGTAGAACTATTAATTAAAGAATTAACACAAGAAATTAACTTTATTATTGAAACTGTTAATTCTTTCAAAAAATATGTTGAAAGAATTAACACAAGAAATTAACTTTATTATTGAAACTGTTAATTCTTTCAAAAAATATGTTGATATGAGAGTATCAGAACGCACTAATATTGTTGATGCTTTAAAGACTACACCTGAAGAATATTTTATGAAATCTACATTTGCTAAACGATATATTACACGCTTAGATGATACTACTGATTAAAATAATTAGTATAATATAAAATTTTTTTAACTTTAAAAAAATGCTAATTTATATTACACGGAACATTTCTTAAATTTTCTCAAAATGAAAAAAAACTACTTGAAACAGGTGATAAACTACTACTTGAAGCATCTCCATATGATAAAATTTGGGCGGTAAAAAAAATTTTTGTCTGTTCGCGTGTATGATCCGTCAATGGCTGTTCTTCCACTTCGCCATCGCCTCTGCATGCAACTCCGCGTACGACTTCTCTTTCGTGGTCGCAACGGACAGCGCGGCCACAAAGTGCTTCATCGCTTTCTTGTTCATTTTGTCGGCCAGGTCTTGGTACTCCATCAAAATCAGTGCAGATTTGTTTGCCTCCACCTCTGCGAACTCTTCCGCGTCCATCTTCGCCTCTTCCAATGCCTTTGTCTTCGCCTCCGCATACGCGTTCTTAAAGGGAAAGACTTTCGTAAATGCTTTCGCCTCTGCATCCGCCTGCGCGAAGGCGTTTGTTTTCGCCTCCGCATCAGCTTTCGCCTCCGCATCAGCTTCCGCGAACTTCTTCTCCATCTTCTTAAGATTGCCTTCGAACTGTTTCGCAGTCTTTGCATACCAGCGCCACTTTTCTAGGTTGTAGACGAGTATCTCCACGCGTTCGCCGAGAGTCTTCTGCATGTCCTCCTTCGACGAACGCACCTTTTGCGAGACAGGATCCATTGGCGGCATACCTGGATCCATGACCCGGTATAGACAAAGGCGGTAGAAGTCACAGACGATGAGGTGATTGTTGTCGTAGTAGAAACGTCCCCCATCATCACGCTTTTCCCACATCATCGTGTTGTCAGTCATGGCCTCCTTATTCAGCACCCTGGCTGCCAAGACCGCGGTCTCACACAGACGGTCGTTGAGACCATATTTTTGAAGAAGAAATTCCTTAAAATCGGTTTCGTTATCTGGATCTGCCAGGTCGGCGAACCTACCTGGTTTGGCCAGGAGCATCA